TATTGGCGTCATACTGCATCAGCAGCTTCGCCAGATCCTCGTGCGGAAAATCCAGCGCTGGATTTGCAGGCAGCGTGAATCCCCGCCCCGCCAGATAGCTTTGATACGGGGCAAGAAACGCCAGCAGATGATCGTTGGTAATTCGCTTCAGGCCGTCAGGACGGGTGAACACTTTTGGATCGAACGAGGCCATGGGCGAATCGGCTCCTTTCGCTTCGGGGACCAGTAAAGGCTAGGGTTGACCAGCGAGCCGCGCAAGAAAATGTTCCCCATAAGTTCTTATGTGGAAGATGATTACAGCAGGCCGCCAAAGACAGCGCAGCGGGGGCCTGATGCCTTCGCCAAACCGCCTCGTCCGACCACATCAATAATGTCGTCCGAGTGATCCGACAGATCGGAGACCGCGCCGGTAGGTGAGGAAAGCACTGGAGCTTTCCCATGACCGACAGAACGACCCATCCACACCCGCGTCCTGCAATGGCCTCCCTTCAGACCGGGGAGGCGCAATGATCGATCCGGACCCCCGCGAACAGGCGGCGCTGCGCGCTGCCCTCAAGAACATGGCTGAACTGATGGCCGAGATCGGGTGGGCCACCCGGTTTCAAGACCTGAGCGAGCACCAGGCCCTCGCGGTCGCGACGGCCTCCGTCGATGGCTTCCAGGAGGCGATGCGCGCGAGCGCCCCGGCCCCCCGCGACATGGAGGTGCCGTTCTGATGAACGACGTGCTGGACTTCAATCACCGCGAAAAACCGCCCAGCTTCTGCGACGGTGTGAATACGCGCATCGATGCGGCGCTGGTCGCCGAGAATGCCACACGGCCACAACGCGACTATCTGGGGGGCAGCCGCCTTGGCGACATCTGCTCGCGCCGGCTGCAATACGAATACCTGAAAGCCCCGCGCGATCCTGATGGCGGCTTCTCCGGGAAATCGCTGCGCATCTTCGCCCTCGGCCATGTGCTGGAAGATCTCGCGATCGAATGGCTGCACAAGGCCGGGTTCGACCTGCGCACGCGCAATCGCCATGGCGAGCAGTTTGGCTTCACCGCGGCCGGTGGACGAGTCCAAGGGCATGCCGATGGCGTGATCGTCGCGGGCCCTGACGGCTTCGCCGCCCCTGCGCTGTGGGAATGCAAATCCGCCAATGCCAAGAACTGGCGCGAGATCGCCAAGCATGGCGTGGCCAAAGCGAAGCCCGTCTACGCCGCACAGATCGCCCTTTACCAAGCCTATCTCGGTCTGACCGAGACGCCCGCGCTCTTCACCGCCATCAACAAGGACACCTGCGAGATCTGGCACGAGCTTGTGCCCTTTGATGCGGCACTGGCCCAGAGCGCCAGCGACAAGGCGGTGACCATCCTTCGCGCCTGTGACGCGGGCGAGCTGCTACCGCGCCACACATCCGACCCCGAACATTTCGAATGCCGCTTTTGCGCGTGGAAGGCGCGGTGCTGGTCATGACGACAGGCTCTGACATGCCCCAGTCGCAGCGCATCCAGCCCGATCATGCCATGGTCGCCCGCTTTGCCGATGTGGTATTCGGCTATTGCGATGGCCTCGCCCCGGTTCGGGCCCTGGCGGAAAAAGGCGCGCCCGATGCGCCCTCGCATACGCCTTTCCTCGCAGCGGATGGCGAACTGTCAGCCAAGCTCGCTCTGCAAGCCGATTGGGCAGCGAGCGCAGGCATGGCGCTCTTCGTGGTCCCCGGCACCGTGCTGTCCGCGGCGGATGCCCGGGCTGAAAGTGTGGTGCAGACGCAGGTCGTCCTGGTCGATCTCGACAATGGCGATATCGGCGCAAAGCGGGATCATCTGGTTCAGCACCTCGGCGCCCCCACACTGGAGGTTGCCTCTGGTGGCATCACCGAAGATGGCCAGCTCAAACGGCACTTGTATTGGCGCCTGAGCGAACCCGCTGATGGCGAAGACATCGCCCGCGTCTGTCGCGCGCGTTACATGATCGCCTCGAAGGTTGGGGGTGATCCCTCCTTCCGTTCCGCCCACCAGCCGATCCGAGTGGCAGGTTCCGTTCACGCAAAGAATGGCGTGCAGCGGCTGGTCGAGATCGTGACCGGGAACGAGCGGGATTACGACCTTGGAGAACTGATCGAAGCCATTGTGGCCATGCCGCCGCTCGAAGGCGCTGCAATCGATGAGCTCGATTTCAACGGCGCCACCGAGGCGCGGGGCGCTGTCACCGAACTGTTCGCCCGCAAGATCCGCGAAGGCGGCGTTGATGGCGAGACCCGTTTCGACGCGCTCTCCCGCGTCATCGGCTACTGGATCCGGCGCTGCCGCGAGGGGCACGTCACTCCGGTTCAGGCCTGGGAGGAAATGGTCGCCTATAACGCGGCTCGTATTGACCCGCCTTGGCCGGAAGACCGGCTGCGTCAGGAAGCTGAGCGGCTCTGGAAACGCGACGCCGAGCGCTATGGCGATGTCGCGGGCGACATGGGCGATGGCGATGATGGCGGCGGGGGCAGCGCTGGTGGCGGTGACGAAGGCGATGGGCCTATTGCCGTCCAATTCACCGAGGACGCGCTGGCCGACAGCTTCGCCACGCGGCATGCCGATGTCTGGCGCTACGTCGCGCCCTGGGGCCAGTGGTTGACCTGGACGGGCGCTTTCTGGCGGCGTGAGGACACGCTGCAGTCCTTCGATCTTGCACGGCGCATCTGCCGCGAAGCAGCACGCCGCTCCGCCTCGGCCAAGATCCGCACCAAGCTTTCCAGCGCAGCCACGGTGTCCGCGGTCGAGCGTCTGGCCCGGTCGGATCGTCGTCACGCCACAACCACGGAAGTCTGGGACCGTGACCCTTGGCTGCTGAATACCCAGAGCGGGATCGTCGATCTGCGCAGTGGCGCTGGCTCAGCCCATGACCCGCTGCGCTACATGACGAAGATCGCGGGCGCTTCGGCCGAAGGCGATTGCCCGGTCTGGCTGCAATTCCTCGACACCGTCACCGGCGGCGATGCCGAGTTGCAGGCATATCTCCAGCGCATGGCGGGCTACTGCCTGACCGGTGTCACGACCGAACATGCGCTGTTCTTCCTCTATGGAACCGGTGCGAACGGCAAATCCGTCTTCGCCAACACGCTGACCGCCATCATGGGCGATTACGCCACCGTGGCGCCCATGGACATGTTCATGGCCACCACTGGCGATCGCCATCCGACTGACATGGCGGGCTTGCGCGGTGCAAGGATTGTCACTTCGATCGAGACCGAACAGGGCAGCCGTTGGGCCGAGAGCAAGCTCAAGGCGCTGACCGGCGGCGACAAGATCACCGCCCGTTTTATGCGCCAGGACTTCTTCGAGTTCATGCCGCAGTTCAAGCTGCTGGTGGTTGGTAACCACAAGCCCTCGATCCGCAATGTCGATGAGGCAATGAAGCGGCGCCTGCACATGGTGCCATTCACCGTGACCATCCCCGCCGGCAAGCGCGACAAGCGCCTGTCGGACAGGCTCCTGGCCGAACGGGACGGCATCCTCGCCTGGGCACTACAGGGCTGCCTCGAATGGCAGAAGACCGGCCTGCGCCCGCCGCCTGCCGTGATGGCCGCCACCGACGATTATTTCGAGGCCGAAGACGCACTCGGCCGCTGGATCGAGGAACGCTGCCAGACCGGCAACAAGACCTTCTGGGCGGGCTCCACCGAGCTCTTCAACAGCTGGAAGTCCTGGGCCGAGGCCAACGGCGAATACGCCGGCTCCATGAAGCGCTTCTCAGAATCACTGGGCACCAGGGGCTTCGAGAAAAACAGCAACGGCAAGGCTCGCGGATTTCGCGGGATCGGCATTCAGGACAGCAACGATGACCTATTCGCGCAGGAGTGATGAAATGCCAACGAAAACAGACCAATTTACGGGTCTGACGGGTTCCCCCTATATCGGCGTTACGCGCGCGCACACGCGCGTGTATACGGCTGATAAGGGAACACCCGTCAAACCCGTAAATGGTGACCCCCCCTCTACCGCAGACCAGTACCAGCACACCATCCTCGCCCTCGACCTAGGCACCAGCATGGGCTGGGCGCTGCGCCTCGGAACCGACACCCACAGCGGCACCGTGTCGTTCCGGCCGAGCCGCTATGACGGCGGTGGCATGCGCTACCTACGGTTCCGCAGCTGGCTCGATCAGCTGGCGGTGGAGCGCGCGCTGCCTGAGGCCGTTTAC